TTTGGTTCCAATTTACCCTCTCTACGTTGTTTATTTAGATATACTTCGTAAGCCATTGCCAGGTTTGCACAACGCATATCTAAACTGTCCCCCAACCTCATGACACTTGATGGCGTTTGACCATATCTTCTTGCAACAGCATCAAGTATCAACAAGTTTGATACTTCTGGTGTTAGATCTTGGAAGTTGGGGTCACGAAGTTTCCCAACGCTACCACCGTTTTTTCAACTGCCTTAATCATAACATCATTTGGTAATATCTTGCCGTTCTTAAGAACTTTATTTCCTTTTTCATCAAGGATAAGATCTTTCATAGTTGCAACGACATCTCCAATGTTCTGTTGTCCTTCTAGATTTGCCAACGACATAAACGTTGCCATATCTACTCTGTCATACACAAAAAACTCAATAGGCTCTCCGTAGGATTTTACAATCCCTTCGTCGTCTACAATAATTTTTGTGAGTTTGGGTTCTTTTGCTAATGTTTCTAGTTTCATCTGTTAATCTCCATTTCTATCAATCAGTTTGTGTGTAAGCATAATACAAAATTTTAATCTTGCTGATGCTTTTTTAATGTCTGCTTCTGCAGTCTTTATTTCGTGAGTTGCCTTTGCTGTTTCTGCCTGTATGCTTTTGACAAGTTCCTTGTCAGTCTTATTATCTAATACTTCCATAAATCTATCTCTCATATGTATTTATAAGTTTAGGAATATTGGGGGGTAAAACCCCCCAATACTGCCCTCACCCTTCCTTAATATTGCTATTAAGAAACTGTGTATTCACCATCAACAGTGATAGTGATTGGTGTTACCCAAACTGGTGCATCTGCTGAAACAGTAGGTGCTAGACCAGTTACATACCCATTGCCAGATATAGTTTTACCTGTAGCGCCACCGTCAGTGTCACCAAGATATAAACTAAACCCAACCTTGATTTTATTCTTTGAAAGACCAAATATACCGCTTATAGCCGCTGTGTTGGCTGAAGCAGTAGCATCTCCAAAGAATGAAGTTTGTTCTAATACCAAGTTCATACCTAAACTATTAGTAGACGTTGTAGCAATTTGTTGCTTCGCTGTACTATCTAATTGTGTCCAAGTAAAAACATCGTTGGCATTATTAACAGTTACATCCTGCAATGCAGGAATGTTAAGCCCAGAGTCAGAACCGTTTGAAGCCTGTGTCAAAGACAAAGTTGCTTGAACGCCACTAACGCCTGGTGCTGGATAAATGTAAGCCATTTTCGTTTTCTCCTTTTAGATTACCTTGTTAAAACGTATTTCCATTGAATTTATTATTAAGTCGCCTTCATATTCAGTAGTTGAATCTAACTCCCTACGGTGTATACCCGCAACGGTTGTTATATTCTTTGCTTTCCTCAAATCAGAGACTAATGTATCATAATTCGCTGGTAATTGCTTTGCATCCGCTGAAAAGTAGATACTAACTGAGGTTGTTTCGCTGTCAATGACAGGTCCATCCAATGCTTGAACAAGTGGTTCTGTGGTCACTTGCTCACTATCCACGTAAATCTTTTTAGGATTACTTAGATAGAGTGCATTCCCGCTAACATCGTAAGGTTGATCAGTTGAAACTGTAAAGGTTCCTAAGGATAAACCTTGGATATAAGTGAGTATCTGACTTCGCATTATCTAATCCTCTTAAGGTTAATTTGTCCAGGTGATTTCTCTGAGGATTCAACTGTGTTGTCTCCATCAAAGTCATACCAGTCACCAGCCGTAATAAGTTCTTGAAACAATGATTCTGCTTTGTTCTTATAATATCCCATCTTTTGTCTTTCTGCATTGTCTTCGTTGCCAAAGTCTGCAACAATTGGTAGGATATGTTCTGCTAAACCTTCGTAAATTGACAAGTCTCTAAAGTCATTTAAACGACCTTTGATCTTGTCTGGATCTACTGCGGGGATATCAGCAACAGTATTGTATGCTATTGAATTATCACGTCTAATGTAGTATGAACGCCACCAGGAACTTGAGCGGACCTTTGAAAGAATCCGCTCAGTCGCCCTAATTAGACCATCTTCTACGACGTCATCAGTTAGTCCTTCGTTACTATCAAAAACTCTTTGATCCTTTTGGACCACGTCTTGATAATCAGCGAAACTAATTGTTATATTATTTTCCACTATGAAGGACATCTACTAACTCCCAGATTAGTCAGAAGCAGAACCAACCAACTTCACACCATGTGAAGCCTGTAGGATCGCCTGTCCGCAATCAACTGACATCATAATGTCTGTTGCTCTAGCCGCGGCTTTGTCTTCTGTTTTCATTTTAACACCGCCACGCATAGCATGACCAATTGCTGTAGGGGCAAATACTGCTCCTACCATGTTAAGTTCTGAATCACTATCAGTATCTAAGTCAGATTTAACAAGAGCACTTTCGTACACACTTGCTCCACCTATAGTACCAATAAATCCTCTTTCAAGAACTGAAGCACCATAGTTGTTAGCAGTAGCAACTGTGCCACCTGCGTTGTATAATGCTTTCTTAACTTGAAGTGCTTGTCTTGGACCAACCACAGCCGCTAATGGGCCAGTGATTTTGTTGCCTCTTAATGTAGCAATCGCTTCCATTAAGTTGTCAACAGTGATAGCAGAGTCTTCAGTTCCTACAGATTGTGTAATAGAATTGAAAAGTGCAAAAACGTTTGAGTCCATTTTTTCAGCAATAGCACGACCTGCCTGAGCACCTAAGTCTGCAATAACGTTACGTTGTGCAGAGTCTCTTAAGAAATCAGTTACTTGGAAGTATGTTCCAACTTCTTCAAGGTTGATTGCTACTGATGTAGTGTTAGTGTCAGCGGCAGATGGTGCAGAACCTTCTGTAAGGCCTGCGGCAGTTACTGCTGTGTATACTGGCACTTGAAATGATTTACCTGAGTTAGCAGGCATATCAAAAACAGTCACTAACTGTCTTGCGATGCTTGATTCGTACGCCGCAAATTGAGCGTCACCAAGTAAGGCTGTAAACAGTTCGCTGTTTATACTTGTTGTATTAGCCATTTTGTTTTCTCCTTATTATGAAATGTTTTGGCATTTAGAAAACTAGATTGCCTTTGGCTTTAGCCTCAGCATATCTTTTTCTATGTTCAGGATTCGTCATATCTAAATTACTAAACTCTACCTTGCCTGTGCTGTTGTCAACACCTAGGCTACTTTTAGAATTTGTAGTTGAAACGTTTGGTGCTACAAAATGTGGATTGTCCTTTAAGAAAGAACTAACCAAGTCTTCTACACCAATTGGTTCACCAGCGTCATTATAACGAACTGAACCATCGTTGCCTACTACTTCTACGTCGCCTAATTCATTAAGTCTTACTTGGTTGTTTAGTAGTGCTTTTACCTGTTCAGGATTTACACTTCTATACTTTGCCGCCGCATTAAGCAATGGCGCATTAACCTTATACTCCTTAATGATAGAGTCTCTTTTATGGATTTCTGAATCCTTTTTTGCGGCAAGTTCTTGTAGTGTTTTTTCAAACTCTCCACGTTTAATTTGTTGTTCACGTTGGCGTTCTTCTGCCTCTGCTTTCAACGAACGTAGTTCATCTACTTCGCCCAGTTCTTCATATGGACGTAGAAGTTTTCTTTGTAATGAGCCTTTCATTCTGGCCATCATATCGTCAACTTCTTTTTGACTATAAGTCTTTTCCGCTGTTTCCTTAACCTCAATTTCCGTGTTGGTTTCTTTCACTTCCGCCTGAGTTGCGTTTTCTTCCGTAACCAATGTATTGTCTGACATTGTGCATCGCCTCCTTTAAATGAGTTGTTGTATTAACATATTTATTCAAAATGCTTAGAACCACTTGTAAACAAGGTGTTCCTCGCACGTTCTAACCCTAATCTATCCTGTTGTATTAGTACAGGAACGGGAGTAGAGTTAATCCCAAATGAAGGGTGACTGTGTAGCCACTCTTCAAATTCTCTTTCACGGTTTAGACGTTGTTCTATCTTTTTTAACAACCTTGGTTTCCTATCCAAGCAATAAACTCTTGCCTCTAAACCTTTTAATTCTTCTACTTGGTCTGTCCATAAAACAATTTCTATCTTGTTTTGTTTCCAGGCCTTGTAACTCCATGGACAATAAGTGCGTATAGAGTAAAAATAATCTCTCCAGAGATTAAGATTTTTTACCGCCTCTTTTACCGCCTCTTTTTCCACCTTTTTTCTTTTTCTTTTTCTCAGCCATAATGCCCCCTTATTTGCTTTTCTTCTTAGCCATTACACTTCGCCAAGTATAACATAGATATCGTAATCATAACCGCTTAATGCTGTTTCAATTTCTGAAGTTAATTCATCTGAAGTTTTACCTGCTGGATTGTATTCAACTTCTACGGTTTGGATTGTGTCGTCCTTTTGTAATTGAATTTGTAAAGCCATTATTCTACCTCTCTATAAAATACATTACCTAATTGTTCTGCAACTTTCTGAAGTAGGATTTCTCCTGCATCATAGTCAACTTCAATTGTTGTGGTGCTCCAATCATCTTCTGGTAGAGCCTTGTATTCTAAGTTTACTGTTGTTACTGCCATACTATTCTCCTGGGTGCATCCAACCTTGACTTTGTAGTTCTAAATGTTCTGTTTCAGTCTTGGCCATGCGTTCTTCTCCAGACTCTGGATTACGCATTAGGTGTGGAATAAAAGCATCTACTTCTTGAACTTTTTCTTCATCCACTTCCATCCACTGCATAATTTGTTTGTCAATTTCTTTATGTACCATTGGACTTGTTGCACTATCTTTTGCAATTTTAAGTTGATTGATTTCACTTTGTGTATCCCTTATGTTAAATGATCCTGGATAGTCTATCATGCCGTCCCAATCATAACCAAGGTAGTAGCACCAGCATTTCCAAATTTGTTCTTCTGCTAATTCCATTGCATCTGCTTTTTCAGAAAGCCTTGCATTTAGAAGTTCAAATTCTTGTTCCTGGGCAACCCCACTCATGCGTCTTGACTCTGTGGAACGTATGCTACCTGTATTGGCAATCTTATCAATTGACTCTACAGTTGTTGTTATTGCTTGGTATATTGAATCAACACTTGCTCCTGTATATTCTAACATATAAGGTTTAAGTCCTGGATCTAAATTTTCAGGCATATGGATTAATGCTCCAGCGCCTGTGCCCACGTTTGTCTCTGGTGTGGCGCAGAGGCTTGGATGTGTGTTTAATCTAATGCTTTGGTCAACTTCACTTGTAGCATTGTAGATAAAACGTTGTAGGTCTGATATATCTGCAATGTCTGAAACTCCAATGCCTCTTACTGTGCTTCTGATATTGTAAACACAAACTGCAGGTATCTTACCAAGTTGATTTACTTCTTCAAACTGTTGTTGGATTTCAGATTGATCAATATCCACTATGCTTGTTTTAATTGTTTCTTGTGTCCACTCTTTTACTGTTCTGATTGAACCATTAACATCTTCTAGATATTTGAAATAACTTAATTCGTATCTACCATTTGGCATACGAGTATAGTTCCAGTCTAGTACGGTTAAAGGTGTTAGTAAATTAACGTATGGTCTAACTCCTTGTTGGCGCTGTTCTTCTCTTGTAGTAGCACCAATGTCAGGCTGTGTAATAACAACCCATGAGTGGCCAAACACACTTGCCCAGGTCATTGCATCTTTCATAAATGCATCTAGGCTTCTACCGTCCATATCAGCATCATGTAAGAAGTCTTTTACTTCTTCCATACCTTCTATTGAACCGTATTCTCTGTGTGGGCACTCTCTAAATAAAAATGATTTGTATATTGAAATAACACTATAACAATGGTTGTCCAATGGTGTGTTATTAAGTCTTGCTGTGTACTCAGCATCTGTTTCTAATTGATATCTTGTTAAATGTTTTGCATCTCTATAGGTCTCTCCACCAAGGTAAGACTCTAATAGATAACGCCAACGTGGCTGGTATGTATCGTAGATATCATTGCCACTAACCAGACTACTAATCTCAGTTTGAATAGTTTCTGTTATTGTTGCCATAGCATTTTCCTTTATTGTTAATTAGTTGTCTCTAACATATGACCCCATCTTTGCGGTTGAACGGGGACGTTGTTACGTCGCAACGGAAATAAAAACGCAACACAATAACTCAACGCATCAAATTGGTGTGAGTAATCCTGTTTGCCGCCCTTTTCTGGCACCTGAGTGCCCTCACGGAAATTGTATTTTTCCAATGACTCTATAGTATATTTACACGATTTACTTATAAACAGCCTTCTAACACCGTCTGCTGAGCAGAAACGAGCATTGGTGGCATTGATCCTATCCCTGATAGCATCATGCCTTCTAGGGGCCTTAATAACAAATCCTGCGTTCTGTAATATGCTATGATCCGTCTGTCCATTTGCAGAAGTTTTTCTAGCAGATCCTGATGGGTCTGGATAAAAGAATATCTTACTTGTTGGATATCTATTCTTTAATTCTTCAGCAAGTTCTTGTGTGTTTGAATTAAACATTTGTATTTCGTCCACACAATATAAACTGTCTTTGTCCTGCACAAATACACAAGCGGTTAGAGGCGCAACGTTAAAGTCCCCTCCTATGTGTAGTGTACGGAAGTCTAATCCTTCTGGCATTTCTTTAATGTTTGTTTCTCTATTAAATGCCCATGCTACCCTTGACTCTGTGGTTTCAAATGATGCTTCAAACTCTTGTCTAAATTGTTTAAGGCTCATTTCTCCTTGTGCTTGTTCTATCTCTTCGTCTGCTACAAACCCTGCCTGTTTGGTTGTAAAACTCCAACTCTTCCATTCATCAGGTAGATCCTTTTCCATGTTGTATAGATCATAGAACCAATTTGATTTGCCCATAGGAGTTGATATAAACATTCCGCCTCCACGTTGGTCCGCTAATGCAGGTCTAATAATTGTTTGAAATAAATCTGGATCTACGATGGCGCATTCGTCTATCACAACGTATGAAAGACTAACTCCTCTAAGAGCATCTATGTTCTCA